ATGATTATTCCATATTTCGATAATAATAATAGGCATATTTTTTTTTATCTTTGTTTCCGCTCCCAATAAAAACTGATATTCAAAACCTTCTATATCGACTAGCATAATATCAAAGTTGTCTATATTTAAGTTATCCAGCTTATCAACTTTATTTTTTATTTTTCGATCAGTTAAACACGCAGAACGTATATTATTTTTTATATCATTTTCAGTAAAAACATGCATTCCACCACTGTTATTTTTTACCCTATTAATATTTTCAACGGGACAAATTGTTTCATCACTCATAAAATATACATCTTCTTCACTATTTCCTACTGCTATATTAATTGCATGAACATTTGTTATATTATTAAGCATGATGTTTTGGCGTAGATGATCATATGTATTAGGGTATGCTTCGATTGCAGTTACATTCTTTATGTACAAAGAAACTGGTAAACATACACTTCCAATATGTGAACCTATATTTAAAAAATGAGTTAATTTTTTGGTAGTTATGTATTTTTTAATCATATCTACGATATCTTCGTTCCACTGGGTTCCATTCAATAGTTTATTTTGAATGCAGTCGTATTTATTAGTTATTATATATCGTATGCCTGATATTTCCGGTGAAATACTATACATTATTTTATATGGATATTCAAGTTATGTTTATATTCATATTTAATTGCATTCATCGTTATAGTTATTAATGCAATAATTATAACGGAATAAAGTTTCACGCCCCCGCAACAACGCGCTCCAACTCTGAAATCCGGATATGCGGCAACTCAGTATGCGCCTCCCAGAAATACTTGCAATACGACCACTTGAAATCAAGCTTGTCGGAATAGTAATGCGAGTATGAACGTCTCAGTTTGTCAGCAATAGATGCAGGCAATAATCCATGCGATGCCATCGGCAAAACGTAACACAACTGAACAAGATCTCGCACCGGGTTCTTCGCGGGAGTACCACCATTCGGCGCACTTGGAAACAAAGCGGTATCCAAATGCGGCATATAACGCATCAAATCGACAAGCAACGGTGCGTAAGGGTACTTATATGTCCAACGCCAATCGACACAACCGGTCGAATAATATCGCATTGTCCATTCTAGCCCTTCGATATAATTCACACAAATCGACTGAAGACGATCAATCCCAACATTCCCTTTATGCTTCCCTCCATTCGCGTAAATGTCGATTCCAAACAATGCATCATAATACCGGTATTCCCAGTTCTCACGATATGGGTCAATGTATTTCTCAACTGCGCGTTCTTGCAGAGGGATTGTCATGAAGTCGTTCAGTGAGTGACACTTTTCAACATTCGCGACCAATTGAACCACGCGATCACATGCGATCTTGGTAAGGTCACGAATATCAACTACTACTGTTGGAGTTTCTGCGGCAGATGTAGTCTTCTGGTCAAGACCTCCCTTTTTACCGCCGCCACCGCTATTCCCTCCGTCACCACCACCGAATCGCTGTTTACTCTGACGTTCACGTAACTTGTGCTCATTCATAAAACGGTTATGTTCTGTCTCAGCTAAAAGCGCAATGAATGCTCGCATGGTTTTCCATACAATATTTGGCCGTCCAGTCACGGGGTCTCTAGCTACCAAATACTCCTTGCTTTCACGAAACATATTTGCGTAGGTTTGAAGCAGTACTGTCATTCCATTTGTACGCAGGTTCAGAGACGGAAAATGAGGCATGAAATCATTTCCTAACATGAATGCCATGACAATATAATCATCGATCGCAGCAACAACATCCGGAGTGATACGTGATTCTTGATGTGGTGTCGTTTTAGCAACGGTTGATGCATCAGAAACATAGAAACTACTCGTATTCGTATTCGTGGTCGTGTTTGCACGTGGAGCAGTAGTTTCGCGCATGACAGCCTCCAGCGAACATGCAAACGCAGGAATATCGAGATAATACTGATCATTGCTTGATAGTGTCGTATCGAGTGATTGAATAAACTCAGGTGTATCACGATACAAATAGATATGTTGTGAAATATGAAGATGATTCAAACAAAGCATGATTAAATCTGCATCTAATCCGTAGATGAGTGTTGTTGTATCTCGGTGATAATTTGCATCATCACGAATGTATTCGAATATTTTGTGTTCACCTTCTCCTGGTACATCGCTCCCAGAATAAATGTATACAACAGACGATCCAATTACTCTACCCTTTTCAGCACAATAGTCATGCATCCTCATATTCAATTTCTTCATGAATGCCGTCCCTGGTGTGATGGACGATGTATTCCAGGCCTTCGAGTCCGGAGCGCTGACTCCAATACTAGACGTTGGATCCAATAATGCATTTTTTCGCGCAATCGTCTTTTCAACAACTCCAGTGAACCATGATTTATACCTTCTTTCGCGTTGTTGATTCAGTTTAGCCACCGGGGCGACACCATCAAAAGCGATTAACACCTTATTTGTCGGACGAAACAAAAGTAGATATTCGTCGATTTTTTCACAAACACATTGAATGATCTTTGCTTCGTACTCACTATCCGACATTCCATGATTCGATCCAACAACACGTACAGCGTCATAGATGAGACCATTCGTATCCATATACAAGTTATGAATTTGTGGCAAACCTGCTAACCGTTTGATGACATTCTTATATTGTTTGACAATATTCGAGAAATAACTTGGGATACCCATGACGACGTGGTTTGGTTCCGACTATTTACATAATATGTCGGATTGTGTTTAAATATCAATTTTACGAGGGAAATAGTATTGACAAGTAAGATTAAAATACTATGAGTATATAACTAGATAAAACAATGGCACTTCAACTTACATTTTCGAACATTGTTCAACTATTCAGTGTATTTGCACCTTTATTTTTAGGAACTTTCCTTGTTCTCGTATCAGTATTTAATCAGAACATTAAAGGCTTGATATATCTAGGTGGAGTTCTGATTGCATCTGTTCTTAATTTGGCAGTAATGTTTATGATTGGAAGTGAACCAGATGAGAATCAAGGTGCAATATGTAATTTAATTAATTTTCCATTGGTTCCAACGCAATACAACGTTCCAAATTATAATAGTATGTTTATCATGTTTACACTGGTTTATCTTCTTTTGCCGATGTTGGCCAATAACCAAGTGAATATGTGGATCATTGGAACCATCGTTAGTATATTTGCAGTGGATGCTTATGTGAAACTTGAGTATTCATGCACAGTTCCTCGTGGTATTACATTTGGCGCTATTATTGGTGGATTTCTCGGTGCGGTTTGGTACTTTGTTATGAAGTTCACTGAACATGAAAGTTTACTGTTTTTCCATGATCTGGTGAGCAATAATGTTATATGCAAGCGTCCGAAAAATCAGACGTTCAAGTGTTCAGTTTATAAGAATGGTCAGGTAATTCAAGATTTATAATCGATGATTCGAGAGATTTGGTAAGACAATCTGAAAGTCATAATATATTATAATCCACAGTTATAATATATTTCAGTCAATAATGGCGCGAAAGGCACCATCTGCGAGCGCAACGCTATTTAAGCGTGGAACTGTAAAACGCGGAAATGATGGGAATCAATGGATGATCGTTGCTGATTCACGTGGCGTTCAACGGTGGCAAAAGGTATCGTCGAGAGATTCAAAACATATAGTCAAGAATAAAACAATGAAACATAAGAAGTCGAATCATGTTTTGAACATGGAAGCAGATCAAACTACGGTATGGGGAAAAAATAAGCCACTGGAGCGTTTTTGGCAAGATCTGGCATCTGGTAAGAATGTCGTCATAATATATAAAAATAGTCGGCACAAAATAGAAAATGTACCCAAAGGTAAAGTTGCATTACGCACATTCTATGATAACTTAGATGATGATCCAGAAGTAGATGCGGTTTTATCATCAAATATGTCACAAGATGCATATGAGGTTTACTTATATCCAAAAGCGAAAGATAAATCAGTCAATGATGTTATTAAAAACTATAAATTCTTTTTCAAATCATCTGGACCGATGCCAGCGGATTTGATTGAAAAAGGAATACCTGCACAAAAAAAAGTACTATATCCGTCGTAAAAGCCCAACCGTAAATTCAATTAAAAAATTTCGAATAATTTCTGACAATCCATGCGGAAAATTCAGACAGCAGTATTTGTTTTTGAAATCCATTTGTAAACATTTTCAAGTTGCCACCGCTTGACTTTTCTCCATAAATTTTGAAGAAATACAGGACAATATCGTGTGTTTTAGCACGCTTATATTTTTCATTTGCTTCTTCGTAACTGAAGCGAGGTTTTTGTTTTCGAACATTCACTGCATTATGGAAATCCACGAGGAAATAATGAAGCTGATCTTTTGTAGTGATTTGAGATAGTATTCTGGCATGTGCTTTCATGTATTCGGTTGCATGTTGGGTACATTCGGGGCATGGTAGATTTGCACAAATACGTTGTATGTACATAATCAGTTCATCTTTTATTTCAGGGAAGTCCGCTGGAACCGCCTTATATGCTAAGGTATGAAATAAGTACCAGACACACGGACCCCATACGCTTTTCGAAACCATTACGTATATAGAAGTTGTATTTCAATAAACTAGTATTTGGAAATGATGAAATAATATAATTATATGAATATAAAAAAATCACAATCTTATATTCATAATATAAATATGAACGCTGGTTGTGTATATGAATTAGAGTGCGATATCGATTTTTTTAAAGAATTGAAGAAAATAATAACTGAGAAACCGAGTCAATCCGATACCTCAGATGATACGGACACATCCAGTCGTTGTTTGATTACGGACGAAAAACTACGAAAGGATCATATTACGTTAGAATGCGGTCATAAGTTCAATTATATACCCTTATTCAAAGATGTATTATTTCAAAAATGCTCAATGTTGCCTAAAAATCTTTCGTCTAAATTAGTTACAACATATATAAAGTCTCAACCATTAAACACTGATAATACTTCGAATGTTACGAGTCAACCTTCACAACAAAATATAAATGTATTATTGGTTAACTATAACAGTTCGTATAATCTTGAGATAACTAAACTTGAATATAATGAAATAAAGTGTCCGTATTGTCGATCTATTACTCATAAAATTTTACCGTATTATCCGTATCCCGATGTTTGTAAAGTGAAATATGTGAATAATCCTCCAAATCTGGCGCTTCCTGGATTGACATGTGAATATGATGCATTTATAAATGGAGGAGATAACACAGTTTTCACAACCAATGAGAATAAGGTTTGTCGATCTCCATGTATCTACAATGAAAAATACGATATAATGTTATGCAGTAGGCATTTCACCAAATTAGAATCTGGCACGAAAAGTAAATCAAGAAGAGTGTCTACATCTTCATCCGCAACCAATGGAACAAATACATCACCTGTACCTTTACAAAAATCACCACCTCAAACTAGGTCGCGTGCTTCCAAAAAAACAAATAAAATAACCGAGACAATTATTGAAACACAAAATGTTATAGTATCACATCATAATCCCGCAACCACGGTTTGTTCATTTACATTATTGTCTGGCCCGCGTAAAGGGTCTCAATGCGGTAAATCGATTTGGATACCGAAACTGTCTTCATCATCATATGTGAAAAATACTATAGAACATTCAGGATCGCCTGCATATTGTAAAGTACATTATGATAAGGTATATAAATAATTGTATTACATCCTCATAAAGACGTTGTTTACACGAGAATTTCCTGGAACCGGTTGAAGGTGGCATAACGACGACACCGGTGGACTAGACTTCAGCATTTTTGCGCGACGAACAGATATCGATGACGAGCCTACACCAGATCCGGCAGTGTACGATGCATTCTTATTATTATCATGGGTATTCGCCATCAATGTTAATCGAACTCTTTTCAGCATTTTATATACTACTGTAATAAAAAATCGTACAGTATTATAACACAAATGAATTTCATCAAGAGGTATCTACCAGATACACTATCTCGGCGCGATAAAGCACGTCAACGTAAAGAACTGATAAAATCGCGAAAGTTATACAAGCATCATAAGTACTACACACGAAAAGCGATGAAATCGTTTCATTCCAAACCATCCAAACACCTAGATCGCGCACGCCGGCTATATCATGTGGAACACATAAAACCTACTAGAGAATTATCAAAACAAACTGGATGCTCTTTGAAAGGATTGAGGCAAATTGTCCGCAAAGGTGAAGGGGCGTATTTTTCTTCCGGTTCTCGCCCAAATCAAACAGCTCAATCATGGGGGAATGCTCGATTAGCAAGTGCGATTACTGGTGGAAATGCATCAGCCGTTGATTTTCATATTATCGATAAAGAGTGTGATCATAATAAAAGTGCGTATCGTTTAGCACAAAAGCCGCGAAAATAAACATGAATAATTATATGTTTTATAATTATAATCGAAACAATGAATGCTCCAAACGTACAACAATATCCTCTTCCAGTTTCAAGCACAATGGCAGTGAATCCGTCTGTACACCACCAACCACCCAGCACTCCATCCGCAGGAACAAAGACAATGTGCATGGATTTAGTTCCTGTGAATCCACCGCCCACATCAGAAGAACACCAACAACCGCCAGCGCAACCACAAAGTTCTAGTATTACAAAAGAACAATTGAAAGATCATTTACGTCAATGGGTACGTATTGAGAATGAAATTAGCACATTATCTGCGGAGATTAAGAAGCGAAAATTGATTCACCAGCAACTATCCGCATCATTATTGAGTGTGATGCGGCAGAACGAAATTGATTGTTTTGATATTGCGAATGGTCGGATCGTATATTCTAAAACAAAGGTACGCGCACCCTTGAATAATGGCCAACTTAAAACAGCACTGACAAAATACTACAAAGATGATGTTGAAAAGGCAAATAGTTTAACCGAATTTTTGTTAGCGTCACGAGTAGAAAAAACAAGAGAATCGATCAAAATGAAAATACCAAAAATCAAATAAATACATATGTTATATGGATATCAGTATTCCTATATAACAAATATACTGATATATGTTTTATAGTGGCGGAGCTAAAAAGAAAAACGCTGTACGTGAAATATTAAAGTTTAAATCAGACGATCCCAATCCAGAATCTCTAACTGAAAGTAGTTCAGAAACAGAAACAGAAACTGACTCAGATAGTGATACACATGATCATCGGTCACGTAAAAGTCGAAAGTCAGATATAGATAGTAGTGACGTAGATGATGAAATTAGTGATGATGACAGTGTAACTAGTGAGCGATCAAATCCAGACAAAAATGATTACACCGTAACATTAGGTACAAATACTACAACTGGACAACATTATCGTTATACATTCGTTGATGAAGAACTGGATTATGACATTGAAGAATTTGCAGATACACATCCAGAAGTAAAAACCTACCAATTAGTGGTTTATAAAATCAATACTCGCAGTTCTTTACCATTTTTAGAGTTTCTTTTCTATTACGATAAGACACGTGACTCGCCATGTCATTTACCATATTATGAACATAAATCAAAGCAAAACGTACGTAAAGAAACCGACCAAATGATGAAAAAGTTGTTCACTGGCAA